CAGCTGATAACCCTTCATAGCCAAGGCCTGCCAACACAGGAGCAGCAGCAGTTGCAAATGCCGCTGTTTCACCGGCAAGTGGTAACATTGAGCCTATTAAATTACCTGCATCATAGGTAAAACCCTGCGGATTTGTGTAATAATCACTTGCAAACGGAACGATATCTCCAGGTTTGTATTCTTTAGTTCTAGCATTTCGCTTAGCAACATCGCCAAAATAGTTAGCTACATCGCCACCTACCCCAAGAAAAGTCTCGGCTAATTTTGTCTGTCCACCTAGAACCCCGGCAACACCGCTATCAATAGCATCTTTAAACCAACCCCCAAAACTATTATTAGCAGTTTCTTCATTTGGTTTGTATCCAAATTGTCCCATGAATTGTTCAGCATCCATTAAATTATTATCTTGCTGTTGAGCATTAAGATTTTCAGCTGCTTTTTCTTGTACTTCCCTCAAAAAATCATTAGACATTATTACAGACCTCTCTTTCAGTAAAATCAACCATTTTTTCTTCCAGTCCAAGGATTACTTGTATAAGGAGTCCCTGTATAGGGATTAATCCAAGCTGCATCTGCACGTTCTTGCTTTAATTTTTCCTGTGCCGCCTCTTCTTCATCCTCTTGATCTTGTTGCTCTTCTGCAGAATTATTTTTTACTGTTTTTTGACCACTTTCTAACCCAAGGTCACTTATTATTTTTTCTACGAAGTCACTACTATCATCACTTGGCTGCAATCCGTAGGTTTTTCTGATTGCGCCAATAATATCTTGATTGCTAAATTTACCATTATTAGTATCTATTACGTTTTGAAAGTAGGGCATTGCTGTTTCGTAGTCATTTAAATTACCCTGTTGGTTTTGTTGTCCGCCTTGACTTCCACCAAAAACTTTACTCATATAAGCAGACTGGAATGCTTTGGCTTGATTGTATGCAGTTTTTTCTTGTTGTGACAATTGGTCAAATGTCGTTTGGCTTCCTGCTAAATTTTCATCAACACGCTTAACGTAATCAGAAGCTACTTTGTAATATTCAGCAGCCTGCTTTTGTCCACCATCTACACCATTGCCCGGCTTAAAGCCAGTTGCTAAAAGTGCCGCATCTTTGGGGGCAACTCCTGCGCCAACTAGTCTATCCACTTTTTGATTATATTCAGCTTGTTGCATAGCAAGTTTCTGTTGCACATTATAGTTAGATAATTTCATCCCTCTACCCAACTGATTATCTGCCCCTTCTTGCTGATACTTAAAGTTTCTACCGGTCTTATAGTCGTCAACTTTAAGATTCCATTGATCCTTACCGGTAACAAGGTTCTTCGCATACATATTGGCAGCTTCCGGATCATATTCTTTTAATCCAATTAAAGCAGTCAAAGCCTTTGGATCATAGCCTTTGCTAAAGTCCGTATTTTCCAAAATATTAATGTATTTAGCAGCCTTTGATTTATCTTGTTCTTTTTGTACCTCAGCAGCCTTCGCCTTATATGGTGCCAGTATTCTATCTATTTGCTCGGAAGTATACCCTTTCCCCATAAGGTTCTTTTGTTGGTCTGCCAAAAATACATCTGCTTTGAAATTATCAAGACGTTTATCAGCAGTTTGTTGTGCAATATCGTTCGCACTAGGAGATAAATTCATATTGTATCCAAGTCTTTTCTCTTCATCATTATGAATTTTTTCCGCTACATCATTAGCTTGGTCTATACTATCAAAAACTCCTAGGTTCCGTCCCGTTCTACGATATTCGCCAATAGCATCTTTGTTACTTAATATTCTGCCATCCTGTGATACAGTTGGTATAAGAGTCTCTTTTCCATCATCATCAAAGGACATTGAGCGAACTGTAGAAACAGAACCATCAGGATTAGTTACCACTGGTTGTTGATTAGTATCAATGTTTCCATAAGTTGCACCTTGGCCAACCGTCCTATCTAGTGAGAGTTTTCCTAATCCTTCATTCAATGCCTGCCTGCCTTTTTCTTCAAAAGTCTGCGGCACATATCCTAAATCCTTCAAAGCTTGCATTCTATCTTGAGCCGTGGAAGCGTTGTTCCTTTGTATTTGACTAAATTCGTCACTATCAAGAAAATTGTTGGGATCATTTAAGTAGCTATTGTTGTATCTAGCTATCCCCATAGGAGTATTCAAACCCTGAGTATCAACCATCGTAGAAATATCCAATGGAGAATTCGTGCCAAGAGTTGCATAGTTTTGTGCTTGCTTTTGTTTTGCAACCTCATCTAGCGCCGTATTTAGTTCATTAGTATTAGGATTAGGATTACCGGATAGTGCTGAATCAATACCCTGCTGAGCTTTTCTAATGCCCCTATCCTCATAATTTTTGTTCCAATTAGCCGCAATTAACTGTCCAAGTGCAAACATCGGGTCATTAACTGCAGCGTTTTTAGCAATATCTGTGTAATATCCCCTATTGCCATTGGCATATTTATTATTAACCATTATTCCTCACTCTCCTTAACAGGATTGCTCCATTCTGTAGTAGCACCTTTAGCAATAAACCCATTTGCATAATAGTTATTCTCACCGGTAAGTTTCAAATCATATACCTTGCGCTCACCGCTGTTAATAATGCTCACAAGCTTTCCTATGCCTTTTATCATCGTCCCTATAACAAGATTACCAACCATAACAAAAACATTGTTAGAAGTTAAAATTGGCTGTGTTAGAGTGGTGTTTACAAAATTCCTGCTGTTACTTGCACCTTGGCAGATTGGCGTATAAATATCACTATAATGTGGTTCCATAACTTCTATAACCGTTTCTATTGTTTCTGTTCCATCCACATGAGGACAAATGACCTTATCACCAACGTTAATACGCTTGATTTCCTTATCGCCATTCGGTGTTTTAACCTTAGTTTCCTCTGTAAAGCATGCAGAACCAAATAAGCTAGCATTACCAGCTAAATTTGAAAGTATGCCCCCAAACAAACCACTAGTACTCCCTGTTGCAGTAGATGTTGTAGTACCTTTACCGCTAAGAGCAGACAAAGCTCCTGTAGTTGTAGAATTAAGTCCTGTTGACATATTCCATAGGTTAGTAGCAGGAGCAAGAGCAGCCTCTTGTGCCGCTGCACCGGCTGTAATACCGCTAGTAGCCGTATCATTCATTTGTCCATACAATCCTGACAGCGCACTAACATTTTTTGTATATGCATCACTCATTGCCTGTGCCGCCGAATCATTAATACCCTGAATACCCTTGCTAGTAACAGAACTATTTAATACACCTCTTGAACCATAATCTTGCATTAAATTCCCCATAGAATTAGTAACGCCGTTTTTGATAGAAGCTTCCATATTGTCTTGGTAAGCTTGTGGTAAAACACCCTTTGTTAAATCATTAACGCCTGACTGTGCCTGTGCTATTTTCTGCTGAGCGGTATCATTCAATCCCGAATAGTCGACCTTATTTGTACCCATGCTGTTAATAATGCTATTCATAGCATAGTCATTCAAAGATTTAGCATTTGGTGAAACTGCGTTAGCATAATCCACTTCAATCCCTTGCAAGGCTTTTTCTTCTGCCGTTGGTGTATAAGTATTTTCGGTAGTCGTACTTTTTTTACCCATCTCACATCACCTCGTTTTCATTAATAAATTGTGTTACCCAATACGCAGGCTCACCTTTATCATCTGCGCCTTTATAAGTAATAATTACAGGCCGGTTAAGTTCGTCACAACACACAAAACGCTTTTTGCCATCTTTATTTTGGCCTTCAACTATTTTCCAGTGCCAAAAACGTATATATGTTTCAACATTTCTTGTGCAAATAGTAGAAATACACTTTAATTTGTTTAAGCGGCATATTAATTCACCTAAATCCCGCCAAAACTTGCCATCTCCACAAACTGCATAAATCATAAGAATTCCGCTATTTTCATCTATTTTGTACTCAGCAAACCCACGATTAGGAAGCCAGTACAAGGAAAACCCTTCCGGCAATACTGCTTTATCGCCTGTTTTCTTCTCGTACATATCAATCCATTCTTGTAACGTTCTAGCTTTGTACATAGGCTCATTGTTTATCATAAATCTGCCACCTCTATTGCAATATGGTCTAGCTCAAACCGATTATTACTGGTAACTTCTAAACTTATACAGTCAGTAGAATGATTACACCTTAATTTTTTTCTGCTATTTGTTGGTACCTGCACACTTAGCTTGCCGGTGCTTACTGTCGCTATACCTGCATGGTCAGATGTAAATTTGGTATCTAATGCTTTTACAAGTAGCTCATTACTTCCTATAACATCTCTAGGTTTCATTTTGTAATTAATAGCCATATCAATATCTTTTGTATAAGCCTTATCCCATTTGTAGATATTTTTTCCACTTGCCACCCATATTTCGTTCGCCGTTTCAATAATGCTTGTAATCGGTACGCCAAACTTCAAAACTGTAGCAACACCAAGCAGGTAATTATAAGCAACAAAGTACCTGTAATCACTCGTGGGCCTAATTAAAATCATTCTATGTCTTTTTAACTTAAATACTCTTGGATTGGAAACCATAGACGTTGTTATAAGCGAATTGAAGTTATCGCCTATATCTTGCGCAGCAATATTTCCATAATCTGCAACAGCAGCTAGGCCACGCAAGCCTTGCATAGATAAAAAAATAACGCTGCTCCCTATATTGGTTGCACACTGCAATCCTATAGGATCAACGTCACTTGCCACCATATTTATTTGCCATGAATCAGGTGTAGAATCACCCACCAATTGGTAAATTTTCCCAGAAGATTTTAAGAACATTAAGTCAGTAGCTAATGGTACAACACCTATGATATCGCCATCATCACCATACCCAATTTCTGTCCACTGTTTAGTACTTGCGTCATTGGTATCTTCCGTCCAGTATGCACCATCGCCAATACCGGAGAAATAAGCATTATCATCGCCTGTCTTAGTTAAAAACAACCTAGCAAATCTTTGGTGGCAAATATCGCATAATGGACTGTCCGTAATTGTTCGAATACCTTTATCATCAAAAGCGTAATATTGAAGCTTTGCACCGCTAGCAATCCACAGTTTATTTTGAAATTTAGCAGTTGTAGGTATGCTTTCACCTGTCAGGTTCCCTATACTGATAGCTTTCGCACCGTCAATAATTGAGAATGCGCTTTTATCCTCTAAAAAAGACATGACCGTATTAGTTCCAACATCATAACTTAGCTCTTTGATATCGCTCTCAAAAGAATAGAGCGTGTCCGGAGATAATCCGCCACGCCCTACAAGTCTTTTGCTATTTTGATCATATATAAAGTTTTCACACTCTTGCATTTCAGTCTCACCTATTTGCTCTGGACTTTGTGCTACGTTTATACCACCTGTTAGTCCAGAAAAAGTTATGTTTGTTGTCGCATGTTTAGCAATTCTTTTCATTAAATATCGCCCCCATAGGCTATCTTTACAAAACCACTTGTACCGCCCTGATTGGCTGCACCTACTACAATATTGTAGGTTTGCCCTGCAACAACGTCTATATAACCGTTATAGGTATTGCCAGTATAGCCCTGGTGTTGACCAGCTGAAGCCCCACCGCAACCAAATGAACCACTGCCCACTGTGCTGTTGAATCCCAGAGCGTAGCCATTGACGGTGTCCTTTAGCTGAGATGTTGACGTTGCATAGTTGCCAAAAGAAGATGCAGTTGGGTTGTAGTAACCATATGTATCAAAGTTATCTCCACCCTGCACCCAACAGCCTGCTCCTCCACCCACCATGGCAAACCTAATCCTTGTAACATTAGCAGGTGCAGTCCATGTAAAAGTACCTGCTGTAGTAAAATCTACTTCCGCATATGCATGCTTAGCAATAGTTAGAGCCTTGTACAGTGTGAAAACTGGCCTTGGGCGATTTCCAATCATCATTATTTTACGACGATTTATACTAAGCGAAGATGAATTGAGAGGATTAACTAAATAGTCATAGTCGTCACTAGTAGATTCTACGGCTTTTTGTGCAGTTATAACCAACTCACCTATACCACTAGAATTATTACCTGCGGTCTTGTTAAAGTAAATAGTATCCGTTACTATAGGAGTCGAAGAATCATAAACAGTTGTTGTCCCCCATGAAGTCGTATTTATAAAGGAGCTTCCTATTGGGATGGTCATCGCCACATCTGCAAAATATTGTCCTGTAATAGATGAGTAGCTAGTATTATCTCTGTTGTAATGCACTAATTTAGTAATAGCTATCTTATAAGGAAATACTACTTTCCACCAACCTGTTGAAGTGCCTGTCGTACCCCAAAAATTTCCATCTCCACCACTAGTATGGCCATCCATGGCTCGCCAAGCATGACCGTCCCAAGAAGTACCTTCACTACTTGCACTAATAACAGAACCATCACTAGCAGTATATGTTGTAAATACAGGTTGCGCCCAAGTAGTCCATTTATAATAGATTGGTTTAGCTAACTTTACATAGGCCTGAGTGGCAGGAACTTCTACTGAGTAATCATAATCAGAAGCAGTAGATATTGCGGCATAAGTAGCAGTTAACGCTATTTCTTGCATTCCAATTTTTCCGCCCCAGCTCAAGTCAAACACAAACTTTATGTAATTGCATAGCTGTATTTGCGAGCAATTAAGCGTTACGGTTGCACCTGATGTTGGTTGTGCATAACCAGTTACAGAACCTAGCAAGGTATAATTAGTATTATCCGTTGAGCCATAAATACTTATAGTTTTGGGAAAGCGATTAAGCCAATCAGATTCAGATGTTTGTGTTATTACTGCTTTTGAAATTGCTATTTGTTTGGGAAGTTCCCATAAGACAACGCTTTGCGTACTGCTTGTAGAAAGAAACTTAGTTTCAATAGAAGTACCACCCTTATCAAATAACTTATAAGGATAGTGTGTGCCGTCAATACCACCGCTAACTGCTGATACAGTACCGTACGAGGTAGCAGAAGTAAGTGCAGGTTGTGTCCATGGAGTCCATTTATAATACTCGTTATATGCAGGCAACTTTACATTCAAATAATTATCCCCGACCTCAGCCAAGGTTGAATACAACTTAATAGCTTCTTGCGTTGAATCAGGTTTCAATAGGTGAAGTTTCTTATTTAACTCTGCCATTTATTCCACCCACAATTCTGATCCGTCCGGAAGCACTAAGTGTGCTGAAGCATTTTTCTTTATACAATTACCAGTTTGATCATTAGCACTTAAAATACCTTCCGTCATTGTAAGGCCGTTGCCAACCTGCACTAAGCCTTTAACAGTAGCAGAGGCAGACGGGATATTACCTATCTCCTCATCAATAGCAGTTTTCATTGCATCAACTACAGCCTTGGTAGTCGCAGGTGTCATTGTTTTTTCTGTATTAATACCTGCTTTAGCCTCTAATGTCGTTGCGTTATTGGCAGTAGTCTCCAACGTAATAGCCTCTGAACCATCAACATCAATGTTACCAGTAACAGCACCAGTTAACTTTATATTAAATTTCTTGGCAAGTTTTTTAGCTGTATCAGCATTAACTATATTGCGTTTCAAATCTGCTATACATACCCAATTCTTAGTAGCAGCTGTAGCATCAGTTAACTCATATAAGCACTTTCCCGATGCGTCAAAAAAGAGTTGCCCCGTGAATAAGTTTTCTGTGGGAAAAGAAGTCCCACTGAAGTTAGAAGCTACTGCTTCAATACTTTTCTGCATTTTAGGGATTGCAACATTAACATTATCGGCAACATTTAATTGACTAAACTCTTGTGACATATTATCACCATCCTTTAATAACCTTTGGAAGTCCATGAAATAGTGCCTTGTGCCCTATTCCAACTGCTATCCCTTATTTCTACTTCAAAATATCGTCCTTTAGCATCCGACAAATCCGTACTAATCAGAATAGGAGTTAAAGCTCCTGTCCCTGTATTACCGCCTCTAAGAGTAATTTGCACTTCAGGTGCCGTATAATAGTTTTTATTGTAATACACCTTGGTTACAGCTTCAGTATCAGTTATTATTACTGTTCCCTTGTCGTTTATGTCATCAATATCAACGTGTATTGCCGCATCATACAATATAGGCTCCGCTTGTGCAGCCACGCTTTCTATAATAAAACGTACTAGCGCACGCTGATACTCATAATCTCCCACCTTATAGTCAACAAAATTATCGTATTCCGGTGGTGTATCAATAGCCTTTATGAATTCAGCAAGTGACATTTCTCCTGATTTTATGGCTATATTACTTAAAATAGCGTTACATGCACGGATAAAAGCTTCAGATACTACAATTAATTCGTTTTTATTTATTCCATATTGCTTGCTGATATTATCAGCGAAAGATATGTTTTCATCAAACCTAAGTTTCGCCAAAAACTTTCTAACAAATTCATCGTTCAAAGAAAAACTTTCCGATGATACAGTATGTATATTTTTCTTCACTACTTCGTTTATGGCCACCCTATAGGACTTATTAATTCCATAAAGTTTACTATTGCTCTCTGTCACAGAAATATCTTCTACTACATCCCGGATAAACTTGGTGCAATTTTTTATACCGTCAACCATTGTTATTACTTCGCTCTGGTTAACTGTTATTTGCTTGGCCACAGTTTCTACTATATGACTAAGCTCTACTACGCTTTTACTAATCGCCTTCCCTGTTTTGTCGGTTAGGATGATAGCAGCCTCATTATTCATTTTGCATATGCGCTTTTTAGCCTGATCCGCAACAGCAATTATTTCGTTTATACCTCGCGAAAGTTCTTTGCTAACATCGTCTTTTAAAGCAAAACTTTCGATAAAATTTAGCATATAGCTGATATAGTCAAAATAAACTTCCGAAAAAGCAATAGTTTCTAAGCTTAGCTTATCAATTTTATTGTTTTGAGTTTCAACTGTCTTTATATTTGCATTGTAAAACGTTTTTATTGCCTTACTAGTATTATCTGTTAGGCTTATTACTTCTGCTTTGTTAAGGCTATAACTGTTGCTATTAGTTTCTTCTAAAAGCATAACCTCACTTACACTTCTAACAAACTTAGCACTACGTGTTATATTTTCAATAACCAGTGCTTTTTCAGATTTATTTATCCTTATACCCTTTACTGCCTGCTCAGCAATATTGGCAAGCTCAAATAAATTCTTACTAAAACTTTTACCGGCACTGTCTGTTATGGCAATACCGGTAGCTTTGTTTAAGTTGTAAAAGTATTTGTTTGTTTCAAGGATTTCAACATTTTCTTGGTAGAGTTTTGCCATACACTTGCGAACACCATCCACAAGGCCAAAACTTTCAGACAAAACCTTGTTTGTACGTTTCAGACTATCCTCTACTATTGGGATATTTTCGTTGCTTTTTTTTACTATGAGTTTTCTGCTCGTATCATTAAGCGAGAGGTTATCATAAAAGTTTTGAGCAATATGCTTGCCGTCATACTCCTCTAGGGAAAAACTTTCCATAAAGCGAAGCATATATTTTATATAGTCAATATAGACTTCCGATATAGCAATGTTCTCTGAAAGCTTAGTAAAAACTCTCTTATTTGTCCTATCTGCCATAGAAATGTTTTCAAGGATATGTAAAACGAATCGAAGAACATTACGATACGTTTCATAAACTAAAACATGCTCTTTTAGAGTTTTGCCAATTGCTTTTTTTGCAATACAACTTACCTCTAAGCCTTCGGTTGTCTCAGCAGTAAAAAGATACTTGCCAAATTCCTCAACAGCTCTGCTAGCTCTTTCATCGCTAAGATTAAAAGCGCAACCTTCGACGGTATAATATTCAATTATTTTTTTGCTAACCGCCGTTGTCATAGTGTCTCAGCTCCTATTAGGAAAGTGTGAATTGGAATGTAGTAGTTACTTCATCGTCTGCAGCTTTATTAATTACGGCAAAGGTTACACGATCTAAAAATATTCCACCTGTACTTGCATTACAAATACCGGCCTCAGTAATAGCCCCTGTAGCTTCTCCTGCGGCGAAATTAGTTGTAAAGGTCATAACCTTAGTTCCTGCAGCATGACTATACGTAGCTGCTTTTCTTGCCAATTCAGTTACAAGTGTAGTCTGAGTTGCCACAGCCGCAGTTGTCCCTGTGCCAAGTGCCGTAAATCCCATGATTGCAGGACGACTAGCCGTAGCCCCAATAGAATTGCAGATGTGGTCGAACCCGACATTTAAAATAAGATTATCCTTTCTAGTAACGGAAATATCACCGTTTGCTTTCTTCAGCGTCAAAATCATACTGCCTTTACATTTTAAAAACTCATCCTCTTTTCTCGTTTTTTTAATACCATGACCAAACATTTCTTGTAAAAATTCTGCTAAATTCATTAAAATCAGCTCCCTTGTAAAATAATTTTTGGATAAAGATATAATTTATTAAAAACGCCTAACGGCGGTAAAACTTGTTCCATACTTTGAGTCTTTTGACTGCTTTCCAAGTAAATAAATAGTTTTCTGTTTGTTGCTCCTTGTGACAACCCAAACATCAACCACTCACGCTCTGGAGCTATTAAACTAATATCTGTACGATTGCCAAGGCTATCGGCCATGTAAAAACAGCTGCGCCTACTATCAAACCCAATACATAAAAAAGACACTTCATTACGAAGTGTCAGCAAAACACAATCATTTAATTGTTGTATTTTTTTTAACCAAAACACCATGTTAAATTCCTGTAACATAGTATCCGGCAAATCGTACTCAACCTGGGTAGTATCGCCTACATATAATCCTTGTGCCCAACGGCTAGTACGAAAATCAGTAGCTTTCTTTGCTACCTTTGGCTCTATATCAACACTAGTTTTAAGAGTGTTATTAAGTTCAACTCCGAAAATTTCAGATGTATTAGGGCCTATATACCTAGCTATTTGTTGTTTAACAGTAGTTCCGTTAATATCTCCCATAACACCACCCAAAACTAGTGTATTTCTAGCCTGATCACTATCAATAGGGAAGTCCATATCAATCCACAACAAGTTACTGTTTGTTGCTCCAATAACCTTATATTCACTCCAATTCCTAGCACGATATTTTTGAGGAAGTTCTACACTTGCAATATACTCACCGACCGTAGCAGACTTTTCTAGCTTTAGGCCATTGGAAGCAACATCATAATATAGATTAATTTTATTTCCACTGTAGGACATATCTGCTTGCTTAAAATCTAAAATAACATTTTTAGAACTATCCTCGGCATTATCCATGCTAAAGTATGCTGTATTTTGAGAATAATTATTATGTTCGTCAACCGCTTTTATAAGCAGATAATATTGTCCGGTATTAGGGTAAGCCAACCTGTGCTTATTAATCTTTGTTGTAAATAAATCTATGGACTTGTCCCAATCAGTCGTTTGCCCTACTTTTATTACGTACTTAACGCCATAAATGCTAAGAGCATCCCAATAAAAATCAAGATTGGCACCATTCCGCTCTACTATGAACCCTGTAATGTCCGGAATAATACAGTTAATGAAACCTTTTTCGCCGTCACCGAAACAATCATAGTACGCAACGGCAACCTTCTTTATGATTTCTGTAGTTTCATGCTTATACAAGTAGACATTATCAGTTGTTTGAGCCTTTTTAACCCCATTTATATAGATACTGGCACCTATGCAGTTATAAGGAATTTCAAGGAACGTTATGAGCGTTCCTTCATTATTTTTCGTTAACGCAATGTCTTGCGGAGCTTCCGGACGTGCCTTATTGTAGTTCAATATTGAAGCATTGGAATACTCATCATCTGTACTAATGGCATATAGATAAAGCGTTCCAACATACTGAGGCGGCATTTTAGTAGAAGTGTTGTCAATAGTCCTATCTAACAGTCCTGTATTGCTTCCTACATCCGTATTAACACGTAGCTCATAACACTTTAATTTTGATATATCCGTAGAATAATCCCAGGTAAGCTCTGCACCATATCTATTGAATGTAAGGCTGAAATTTTTAGGAGTAGGAACATCTCCATCGCTATCCGGACTTATTTCTTCTGCTGTGAAACCGTTAGCAAGGTTTATTTGTTCAGTAGCAGTTGCAAGATATGCTTTGAGTAAGCTCATAACATACCTTCCGTCACCTTGTACCGTGCTAGGAATACTAGGCACATCTATTATTTTTTTAGCAACCTCATCGCTCATTTGAATCACCGTCCGTAAAATAATGCCATTTATTATTGCATCCCACTGGCAATAGCTTGTTGTAAAGCCGTTGTCAGCGTAGTATCTTGAGAGATATCATACTCATTCTCGTTTAAAGCTAGCATAATGGCTAGCTTTACTATTACCTCATTAATTGCATCATGATTAATCGGTAAATTCGTTGTTTCAGCCGTTATCATGTCAGGCGTTGCAAAATACCTGAAACGGACAGATTCTACATCATCATCTATAATATCAACCCTGCCATTAGTCATTCTCAAAGGATAACTGCCGGCAGCTATCATAAAGTTTTGTGGCAAAGAATCACCATTATGCACCGTCATTTCCTTAATAAGAGAGGGAAACCGTGCCGAAATTAGTAAGGCCGCTACCTGTTGCATAGCGGTATTAATGAATTCAATGCAACTATCGGTGGAATATTCATCCGATATGTCATGTCCTGCTGCCTTTATCCTTGCAATGGCTCTTTGTACTGTCATACTCATGTAAAATCACTCCCCTTATACAATAAATGGCATACGTTGTTTGATTCTGCTGTACCTTCGATTTGGAACTAGGTTATCCATCAATCCCTTGACAGCTTCGCCCAGTATGTCCGTATCAGTATTGTTTAAAATCATGCAGGTAATCTTTACCACACTGTCTAGAAATATGTCTGGAAGGTCTATTGTGCCACCATTTTGAATATCGCTAAACTTAACATCAGCAATCTTTGCTCTGTATAACAAATCTACATCAACACCACAGTAAAGTTTATCCGCGAAAATTTTATAACCATTCCAATGTACCTTTTCCACCGCTGGAATTGGTGACAAATGATACCCGTCCTTTGCCCTAACTACGCTCACAAGAGAAATAAAATCATCGGGAAGGGAAACACCTGTAGTTGCCAAGTTAACGTATTCCTTTGGCGTTTCTCCCTCTGCTAGGGTACCGTTATACTTATCTATCTCAGCATTGATTTCATTTACCCGGTACTCATGTATCTTTTCAAGGAAATCAGAGTTTTTCATGGCAAAAGAATTATTGATATAGCGAATACACTCACTAAGCGCATTAATAAGATCATAGTCACTAAACAAAATCTCACTATTATCTTTTAACTTGCTTCGGGCCATTTTTAATACCTTTTTTACGGAAATCATTATTATTACCTCGCTCCTTGAAAATATTTTCTTGTATGTAATACTGCAAATTCAGGGTGAACCTTAAAAAACTTAACAATCATTTTATGGTATTCACCCATATCGCCATGATTTCTTGCCTTGTTAGCTTCCATGAGCCAAGGATCATACAGCCACATTTCTTCAGGAATAAACCCCATTTGTATAATTTCTGAGCTTCCATTTCCCGTTCTGCCACCATTCTCTGTAGCTTCTTGTGCCGCTTTCATTGCTTGCCCTATATCAAACGTATTTCTGATACGTATTAGTTTCTTTTTTTTGTCCAAAACTTCTATCTGCTGTCTTGTTAACATATCTTTCTCCCCTTTTGCTTATTAAAAATAAAAAGGCACACCTGCATAGATGTGCCTCTTGGTGTTTAAGCTAGAATTAGCGTTTGATATTAATCAAAGAGCCGCTAGCTTTTGGTTGTGTTCCCTGCAAGCCAAGCTGAGCTTCCAAAACGAATTCAGTATAGCTACCTTTCTTTGCAAGGTCTTTTACTTCATGTGGTCGAGTTAAATATTTTGTTTCCCAATATTGCATATCCATAAAATCAATGCGGTTGTCAGGATACATACGATGCGCTTCTGCCGTAATAGTACCAAAGTCAGATTGGAAAGTGTCAACCACAATATCCATTTTATGTTCACCGGATTTGCGTTTAGTTTGTCCAATAGCTGATACGATACTAGAGAAACGGCGTTTCTTAGCCCCGGACATGATAGCCTTTGTTGGATTACCACCACGGTTATAGCACATTTGCATGACATCATTCATGTTATCGGTAGATAAATCATCTGCGCCCCCAAGGTCAATGATATTGTTCTTAACAATTTTTAACCCAGTTCCAGTTGTGGTTGGTTTTACCTGTACGCTAGTATTGCCCTCAACTGCATCAGCTAAGGCATCATACAATGCGAACTTAGTCTCCGGAGTTGTTGAGTCCACTCTTACATAGTACAATAAACCCTGTTTTAAGCCAGTAGGCATTGTATCAGCAATAAAATATACAAAATCGCCTGTAGTTAAATTGTGTTTTACTGCCCCGGTGCTTACAATACCGTCAGCAACAGTTAAAGTGCAAGCAATGTTTTGCATGCTCATGAAATATGGAATACCACCTGAACGTGGTTTTACATTTTCACTGCCAAGCTGTTTAACTTTGCCATTAACAAGCATATACTCCATATCTCGTGCTTGCCCAATCATGGCATTTTTGACTTGACGAACGAACTCATCTTGTTCGTTGTAGATTTTGTTAACCTTGCGTTGCGTATCGGTTACATAACCTGTGTTTTGGAAGTTTTGCACGCAGTTGGAAAGCCCTTCCATAGAACCAACTTTTTGAGAAACATAATCCTCTTTTTCAAGATGCGCATTGTCTTGTGGTGGGCGCAATCCCTCTGTTGTCCAACTAAACTCTGTAGCTTTGGCATCCGGAGCTTCTTTGAAACTGGACAAAAACTTAGTCTGTTCAGGTTCAATATTGATAATAAGCTTGGAATAGTCCTCAGCATTTCCGTAGGCCTCGTAGGTCGCAGACTGTGAAGCACTAGGGTTTAAATCTCTTGTCATAAAAATCACCTCTCGTAAAAAATTTTATTAAATAAAAAAGAACACTACCGTTTAAAGGTTGTGTTCCTTGTTATTTCCTACCGCCAAAAATCTTGGCTAAGAAAGCGTCCTTACCTCTATTGTCAGCTTTTGCAAGTTCTGAAAAGTCGATTTTTTCGGGAACGCTAGCTGCTCCGGTACCAGGTTGCTCCACTACTTGTGGCTTAGCAGCAGGTGTCGGTGCTGTTTTTAAATTATTATTTTGAGCATAAAAGTCAAGCCGTGTATCTTCATAATATTTTTTGAGAATTTCACAGCCTTCAGGAGTAATAGTTTTATTTTGATAAGCAGCAATAGTATCTGCTATTGTTTTTGCCTGTTCATAAGGCAACGACTTGTAACGACTAGCCATATAAACATCTATTTTTTCAAAATTAGGTTCTTTCGCGCTCAAATCTTTAACGTAATTACCAATATCACGATAAATAGTCTCTTGCATATTTTTTTGTTGAGTCGCTTGCTGCTCTTTAGCTCTAATAGAGTTTTGAACTTGAATAATAAGATCGTTTTTGTGCCATTGAACGGCCGTCTTGTAGTTATTGAGCTTTTCTGCTATGGCTTCATCGTCAGTATATTCACCAGCCGCCAATTCCTCTGCGGTAAGTCCAACATCCTTTAAAGCTTTCTCTTTCGCAAGGCCGTCAACTTTCGCATAAAAAGCCGTCATATCCGGTTGGTTATTTGGAGATTGTTGTTTCTGTGGTGACTGTTGCTCTCCATTTGCAGCAGGATTACTTTGTGCCGCTGTCATTTCCTTGCGTACTTTTAACTCTGCATACTGTTGACGATAGGCAGCCGGTATACGACTCTCGTCTACCATATTCATTTGCATAGCAATAGCAAAATCTTGTGGTGTATATTCAGCAGGTGCTTGCGGTTGCTGTGGATTAACAACCGGCGCTACTAAACCTAAATTGTTGTTAGCATTAGCAGCTTGCCCTGGTATTTTGTTTTCATTTGGTACCTGAACTGGTGTTGTAGGCGTTGTAGGTACAACATAATCTTTTGGTTTATCAGCAACATCTTCTACTTTTTTACTGTTAACAGGCTTTAGCTCTCTAATTCCTGTCCTAGGATCTACAACAATAGCAAACCCACCTTGTTCTTCAGTACCTTTGTCACCTGTCGCACTACTAGTATCATGATTGCCAGTATTATTATTGGTATCAGTGCCACGAGTATTATTATCGGCACCATTACTTTGTTCAGTTGCTACTGGTTGAGAGTCTCCTGTTGCACCACCAACATTTACGCCATCGCCTTCATAAAACACTTGGAACTTTCGCATTATTCAACAATCCCCCAATCTTCTTCAAGAATATCGCTCTGAGAAGCAAGCCACATTTGATGTGAACCATCAGCGCAGCGCATTTGAAGATACGGTCGACATTTGAATAAATCTCCTTCTTTGTAACCATATGCTTTTGCCGTTTGAGCATTACAAGGAATACCTTGAGGATAGCCTTTTTGATACACAACAAACATACCTTTACCGTTCCACCCTTTACGAGTAATACGATGACCCGCCTTAGCTGCTTCAATAGCTTGTCCAAACGTCATGCAATTGATTTCACGACTCACTTTTTCAAACTCTGCCTTTGGGCACCAAGACTCATAGCCGTCAGCGTAAACTAAATGATAACCTTCCTCTTTACCAGTTTCATTTTCCGGCAACTTCCAACCACGATATGCGTTATACACACCAAGATTCATGGTTTCTGCCATTACAACATTACTTCTTAGATACTTTTTCATGCTTTCTCTCTCCTTTTTTGTCTTTCATCTATTAGTTTGGCTTGCTTTTCCCTGGCACGATTACCTTCGCTTACTGCATTTCTAACTTTAGAAGTGAAATTAATAGCTGCCATGTAATAAAGCCTAACATCATCGGCAGCAACTTCTTGGTTTCTCAACTTCTCAAGCACCAGTTCCTCAGTGTCGTCCATGAAAGCCTCCACAAACTCTATAATGCCTTCTGCCTTAATGCCTATATTAATAGGTATCTGCAAATCAGAAATACGCTCTTTAGACTTTACATAATCATTGTCTATAGAGCGTATCTTTCTTCTCATATTCGGTTGTCTTAACCTATGCATGATTCATAATCTCCTTTGCTGCTATAGCATTTGCAGACGATGGAATTCCATTAGCCGCTAGTGCCTTTTGCTTTGCATCTACCGGCAAGTCACGATAATTTACCGACATGTGAGGCTGCTTTGCCTTCTCAACATCGGCTTGCAACTTGGCCTGTATTAACTGCACCTGCTCTTGCTTGGCTTGCTGTTGAGCTTGCTGAGCTTGTTGTTGCATTTGTTTTGCTTGCTCACTATTTGGATCAACAAGATAATTGCAAACATTTCTAATACCCATTTTTTCAAGCAAATCTTTAACTATTTCATACCAACTATTCGCATTAACTATTCCTGTAGACGCCAACTGTGGGTAAATCTGATTTATAAGCAGCATTAAGTATTGTATCTGAGCTTCCTTAGTGCCGGCTCCCTGTCCGATATTAATAATAAGGTCATAATCAATATCCAAATCTTCTTTCTTAATTGTTACTTGCTCATTAGTGAGACGGACAATAGTCTCACCATCCAAATATTTTTGGTTAAGAAGAATTAAATACTTCATCATTGGAACAAAGAAGCTATCAACCATGCCACGTGCCGTATTCTTGTGCCGCTTTTCAGAGGCACCCATAATAGCCGTTATACCGGTAGCAGTCTTATTAAGGCTGTTACTATCTAACCCTTGGTTATACTTTGTACTTCCACTCTGGCTTTCTATTTCATTTTGAGCATACTGCACAACAGTCATTGCAAGGTTGTTAAATGGTAATTGTGGCGGAGTATAAACAGCATTTGATACATTCTCCGTATCAACAAGAACGAATTCGTCCCCGTCAACAAGAGCATCCATATCAACCCCTTTGGGATTCAGGAACGTTCTAGGAGTATTGTTTTTTGCTAAATTAACAATAAGCTGACGAAATATAGCTGTTTTTAAATCCTGTTGCTGTATTAAGTTATCACAAAGGCCTTCTTTTTCATTGAAAACAGTATGTGGTGAAGGCTTGCTTTGGCAAATAAAGAAGGGTGCTAGTTCCAAATCATTTTTTGCAATCCTAATTGGAGTATTGCCAATAGCGTGAACAATAACGCTCTCCATTATGCCGTCATTGTTGTAATCAACATCAAGATAGGCCTCGTAAAGTTCAATTTCACTGGAAGCATTATCGTGGTCGCTAATTCTATCGCCAATAGTTTCAAGTTCTTTGTTCTTATCCGTATCAAAGTTTGTAACCTTGGTATCACCCTTACCGTTTTCTATAGCCTCATCAATATTACTGTATGTGCCTTCACGCTCTTTGCGTTTTAAATAGTCTCCTGTAACAATTTTACGATGCGCCTTAAACTTTACACTCTGTATCGTATTGGAATCAGGTGTGTATCTAAGCTCAGAAGGTGGCATATAGGCAACTACAGGATAATCAGCAGTAACAACAATCTTTTCAAATGTTACTACTGCCAAATCGGGAGCAGCCTTCAAAGGTTTTGAACTGATAACCTCAATATGTCCTTGCTGTTCCTCTTGGTACATGGAAGTAAGCAAATCAGCATTGTCTTGACTAACTAAAAGCTCATAACGTTCTCTTTTTTCTTCTCGTTTCCAAGAAACCTTAGCTACTGCGTAGTTAAGAATAAGAGCGTCCCTCATGATAAACTCAACGAAAGAAGTGTAATTGTTTTTGCGCTGTAATTGATATTTCACTAGCTGCTGTATCTTGGCAGCACGCTCATCATCTTCAATGTTTACTCCTTGCACATCCATTGGATCATCACTACCGCAAAACACTTCCATATACGAAGGAATAAGACAATCAATGGTCGTTAATATATCCCGGCTACAAAACTTAGACGTTTCAGATAACACAGGAAAACGTTTCTTGTAATATTCCTCTGTGGCAAGATACGCATCTAAACGTTCTTTCAGTTTAGGTTCAATAGTGTTTTTATAATACTGGTCGGCAACGTCCTTGCATTTAGTAAAGACCTGCATTATTTTAGCTTTTTCAGAACTTTTTAAAGTCTTTAGACTTATTTCTTTAGTATCTTCATTCTCAATACTTTTCGCATTTTTTAAAAGCAAATCGAGTGGTGTCATAGGCGGTGCTTGTTGTTGTGTCTGTCCAGGCATTCCAATTTGCTGAGGTTGCATTGTATTTGCCTGTCCACCTGCCATAGTTGCCTGTGCTGCTCCCAATTGTTGATTTATATTTGAGTTTTCCATATTATCACACCTTAGTCGAAGTATTCTGCTAGAATAATGGAAACATCAGCGGCAGCAGTCACATAGATGTTATCTGTCGATAACGAAAGAATAGGCAAAATCTTACTGTCTCCTGCTTTAATCGGCAATCCATTTTCTACAGTAACATCCTTATCGCCTAAATAAATAGGCTGGTCAGAAGTGTTAGAAACCTCAATAGCTATCCTTCCTACACGTTGATTAGCTAATACCCTTTCACTTGCCAAAACAATAGGTGAATTAGCTGCAATATTAAGCTTAGTTGTTTTAATACATCCAATGTCATTTAAAAACATACTTATCACTCCTTCCATTTAAAAAAATAATTTAAATTTAACGTATCACCAAAGGTCCTCAAACCACCTAATTATTCTCATTACATGGCACCAACCTTCCTTATTCTTCCGGCAGCCTTTGCCTGTTTGTATTTTGAATTCTTGTTGAGCCTAACCGGATGTGCAAAAGTTAATGCTAATGCATCGCCGTAGTTAGGTGAAGGAATACCTCTGGCCTTCATATCGTCCTTACTTTCCAATTGGAACTTACCGCGAGTATTTATATATGCTTCAGGAGCTATCAAGTCATTGTAAATAACCTGATTATCTTCAATTGCCCCACCTTCTTTTAACCAATCACGCAGCTTACTCCACATTTCAGCACGAATATTTTGATAATAATCGTCTTCCGGAGAACTATTAAATGGAATTAGTACCCAATTATCACCACGTCCCATAGTCTTTAGAGCAGAATAAATACCGGTCCCGTAGCCTTGGTCAATAAAGCCTGTGGTCATGCCATATTTATCTTCCAAGGCCGCTAACTTACCGGCAATCAAAACATCATTATCATTTTTAGGAATAGCCATTAAAACCTTGCTGTAGTTTCCCTGTCTCATATAAACGACTAACATATCAGCACCCTTCCAAGCGGGATCTACACCAAATACAATCGGCGCAAAATTATAACTAGTTAAAACAAGTTGCTTGTATCTTTCCTGTGCTGCTGTTGCAATTTCTGTAGAAATTAATTGGTGATCACCTGCAGAGGGAAACATACCACGAACACGAACCTTAACGAAGTCGCTATCTTCTCCGTAGGTCTCAATCCATTTTTGAATAGTTGTCTTATTACTTATGGCTACTGTACGGCTATCTATCTGCCTTCCATGCCATATATTCCTTAACTTGTGAAAGCAATCATAAAACCACCCACTATTTCTAGTCCCATTACCAAAGCAACACCATATAATCTCGGTGTCCTTATCTGTAGTAGCACCTTCTACAACTTCCCAAATACAATTGGCTATAGCAGAAGCCTCATCAAATATAATAAGGATTCTCTTTTTTTGATTGTGCAAGCCAGCAAATGCCTCTGGATTAGCTTCGCTCCACGCTATAGCATCTATGCGCCAAGTTTTCTCATGCTCTTTATCGCTAGAATAGTAAGCTGTAGCCGTATAAACGAATAAATCCTTGCCAATGAATAAGCGATGCCATTTTGCTAATTCGGCCCACGTCTTAGTCATAAGCTGCTTTTCAGTATTCGCTGTTACAACACCCTTACAATCTTCAAAAGTAGCTATTGCCCAGTGAATAATCCAAGCAACTAGCGCTGACTTTCCAATGCCATGTCCGGAAGCAACAACTTCTTGGATTACCTGGTTGGGTGTTTTTAATCCATCTCTTATGTACCCTAGTTCCTCTAATTGCCACTCTTGAGGTTCCTGTCCTTCTAGCTCACCTTCGCCCCAAGGATATGCTGCCCAAACAAAACCCACTGGATCATGCGTGAATTCAGCTAAAAATTCTATAATGGCAATCTTTGCTTTATACTCCTCATTCTGAATGTTGCTGCTTTTCCTTGCCATCTCTTACACGCTCCCTAGCTGCCTTTAAAGCATCAGCAATACCAATATTGCCGGTGAATTCAACTTTCTCAGTAAACATACCAAGATGTTTCCCTAGCAGTTCCAAAGCCCCAGTTGCTCCTTTAGCATTAAACTGATAAACAGCCGCTACTTCTGTTTTATCTACAGCTTTCCTCACGGATGTAGTAACCTTTTCGCCCCTAATATCAAGGACAGGAGTTCCCTCTTTGCTACATCTAACAACGTCAACTAGTTCTCGTATTACCCAATCGCTATCAATATCAGTCCTCATAATTCTTCTGGCCATTAGTTCATCAATGCGCCACTGGAATTGTTTATGAAGTCTGTACCCAATTTTTTCAGCAGTAAAAGGACTATAACCGGCACGAATAGCAGCGTTTTTTGCACACAAGTCAATAATGAATTCACGGCAAAACATATCTTGCTGCTCATTTATCTTCGGACGCTTTCCTTCTTTTTCTACAACAGGTTTCTTTGTGGAAACCTTGGTAGTTTTCTTAGTACTTTTTGCTGAAACTGCTCTTTTTGCTTTTTTCACTGTTTTCTCGGTGGTTGCCTCTGTCATGGCTCTCACTCCCTTTCTTCTGATAAATTCGTGAAAAAACCGCCTTCATATTTCGCTTCTGAGACGATTTGAAAAGGCGGTGCTTATGTTTGTACCTGTGGTTTAGCAGGTCTTTTTTGAGTTTTCAATATTCTCGCTTTTAACTGATAAAAACTTGTCTTTTATGTAGTCGGGAATGAATTTATCTATCTGGTCACGCCATAATAAATATTGATTTCGATTTATATAATTTGTAGCAGCATAAAGAGGATTTAGATACCACTGTTCTTCCGTGGTTCCTTTATCGTCTAAATTTACAACCACATATCTGATAAGAGACAGCGACAAAAGCTTGTCCAAAAATTCTCTCCCTCTTCTACTACTATCAAAACCCATGTATTCATACAAATCATTTCTTTGCAAAGGCAAAACTGCTCGGTTAACCACTTTAGCCAAAACTCCTGTATCTTGCCATATCAATCTCGTTAACCGATAAACCCTTCCCAACTCCGAATTGTTTAGCTGTTGCAAGAGGTCAATATCAACGTCAAGACGAATCAGCTTCTTGCTCCTTGCCCTAAAACGATAACCCTTCTGTTCATCAAAATAGCCTCTACTGTGAAAATCATTGCAGCTAGTAAACTTGCTTACGACTTCACCGGTGCTCTTATCCACTATGATTTTTACGTTCTCAACTGAATATTTATTGCTCATAAAACACACCTTCTTTTAAGGTGACAAAACTATACACTTTTGGGCCTTTTTTTGTACCCTTTTGTCACACCAAAAATAGGCTCAAACACGCACCGTTAAGCCATTTTTAAAAAATTGACCTACAAAGTTGTATTATATATATGTATTATGCAACTTTGCTGTTTTGATTTTTGGTTCTCTATACACGTGGAAAATAAACAATTCTCTACTTAAACATGGGCGCCGATACCTTAACCTATCCGCTGTACCGTCTTCCCATTTTCAAGTAAATATACTTCCTTATCTACAACGTAGACTGCTTTGTCGTCTATGATGATAACCTTAACCCTGATCTCTTTATCAGAATCGCTATTACCTAACTCATCATTAAGTGCACAAGTAATAACATGATGTTCTGTAATTCCACATTCGTTAAACAACTCATCTAAGTTAGTTATTGTTAATACCTTAGACGATATCTTTTTACCCTCGACAAATACCCACTCACCATTATTGCCTTTATACTGTAATGTCATTTTATGTTGCCTTCTCTCTCAAATCGATTATGCATTAAAAAAGCCGTCTTTAAATTCGCTGTATAAGCGTTTTTAAAAAGACGGCCTTTATGTTTGTACCTGTAGAACCTAACTAACAAGGCAGAATAACCCTAAATAATCATTCTGCCTTACTTAATTAGGCAGGAGGAAATACATGTATGTAAACGGCGACATTTACCGTTACATCAATAATAAAAAAACAACAAGACTGAAAAGTCCTGTTGCTAATTTGTTTTATATATAATTTTACAGTCTGATTATAACACAGCTAAAAACGGTTGTCTATTCCCGGAATGAAAATGCGGGAATATTTTCATTCCGATCTATTTACCTTACTAAATAGCACTTCTAAATATTTAGCGTATTTTGATACTTCGGTAATTTTTTTCTTTACTTCAATTCTTTGCTTAAACTCTGATAAAACTTCTTCAAAACTTTTCGTGCCCCAATCCTTTTCACCAGATGTCAGACCAATAATAGACGGGCTAGACATAGTTGCTACAACGCATTTATTGCCTTGTGGAATTGCGTTATGTAGGTTGTGCTCTCTCAATTTTTGAATACTTTCCGAATAATCTTTTCGTAGAATTCTGAGGCCCTCAATAATATATTCATATGCCGCCTTGTCATATCTATTTGTATCTTCCATGGTTGAGAATTTTCCCTTGTGTACAACATCATTTCTTACCTCATTATTATGAGTATCTTTAATAAAACCATTTGGCTGCATTTTTAATTGCATTCTATATATTATATAAAATGCCCCCAATTGTCTTTCTGACTGACTTTTCACAAATTTCCAAATTTCATCAAGATCATTTTCAATGATACCATTACTAAGCATAATAACCTTTATGAAAAACTCATGATAGCGCTCAACTGCGGCCGCAATATTTAACACACTTCCTCTATAGTCCCCATTAAGAAGTGCCTCGCAGCCAAGGTCAAAAAGGAGTTCAAATCTTTCTTCTTGCAATAACGTTAATGTTTTATGGCCTTTAGAACATGTTGAATAAATGCGAAATTTATCGTCCATTTCAGCTTGTCTAAATTCGAAATTTGGGAACCCCTGTTCCTGTAAACATTGAGGACAACTTATGTGATATTTCATATTACATCGCCTCCTAAAATTTTATAAATAATATATTTATTTAAGTCCTACCCCTACATCAACCATAAAAAAGCAAGACAAAAAATTTCTGATTTCATTACATTCTGGTTATACCACAGCTAAAAACTGTTGTCTAGTACGGAAACGATAAAATATCTCAACTACCTATTTATCAAAAAGTCCAACTAGATTGAGTTCACAATGTAATCTTTTACAATAAAAGGTTATTTTATTATTTCCAAAAATGGCCTGTATATGTACTTCTTCATCAAGCGATACTCCCAATGATTCAAAAATCGCTATTTCATTAAATTTCACTTGTTCTTCAATATAGCGAATCTCTTTAATACACTTATTTAACTCCATAACATCAAAAACATTATGTCCGCTCCCCACTACCCCTCCTCCTGGTGGGCAAATTGTTTTTCCATTTACGTTCCTAATGACATTTATATTTTTTTTCGCCAAATTATTCTCCTGCTCAGGATTAAGGGTTTCTCCCCCTACTCCATTAAGTATGTATTTATCTAACAATTCTGGCCAATTATTATTCAATATCTGTAACAAAGCCTCATCTGTAAATGGGTTCTCGCTATGTTTCGACACTTTTATAAAATAAACCTCATTTTCAGTAACCGTAGCCAACAAAATATACTCTGTTCCTTTTTTATTAAAATGAAAATGAGTTGTTCCCCATCTATTTAATGCGCTATCGCTCTTATACATTGCATTATTATCTTTCTTGCCTTTCGTTATATCACGGCTTAAATATGCATTCACATTCTTACCACGCTCTAGCAGCTTTTTTAGTCTAATATAGTCATTTAGGTGTTCATGAGGGATATTTAATTCCTTTGCTTCCCTAACTGTTCTTTTTTTCTTAACAATAAAACGACGCTTAAGCGTTAAATAATTCAAAACATTTTTCTCGAATGTAAGACTTGGGTTATAATCACCATTCATAGATTTCAGTTTTTTTGCTATATAGATAGAAAAATCTTTTTTTAAATCAATAACTAACATGTCTTTCACCTCATATTCATTATTTTAATTTCTCTATTTATTATATAGAATTTTTTAGATAATCGTAAACTATAAGAAATTTTTTATTTTAATCCCTTTCTCATATTACTAAACGGCGATAAAACACCATATCCCACAGCACAAAGCTCAGCAAAATGTAAAATATCCTTACACATCATATAGTAAGCCGTCTTGCTTATGTTCATGTCCTTGCACGTCTTATGAAAATCTTCTTTCAAACCATACTTTCTATTAATTATTTCTCCCTTTGGTACGCCTTTGTAATGCTCTCTAACCGTATCTACTACCATTATCCACGCTTCCGGATGAGATATAACTCTTCCGTGGCAAATGCGTTTATTGTTTGTAAAAGTCCAATATTCAACATATACCCTATTCAGCTCACAAGCATTTCTGATTGCCCTTATGGCCGTTGTATCGCTCACAAGGCTATGCCCACTTCCATTACCACCAGTCTTAACTACACCACCTGGATCAAGCCGTTTAGCTACTATTGCCCTTTTTATATCTTCATACTGATTAAAAACAAATTCTATTAGTTCATCATTTAGCAAAACTCAACACCTCGATTACCACAATATCTCCCTAAAATCAATGCCGGGGTACTTACACAGTAACAACTTCTTTTTAATACA